CTGTTTTTTCACGGCGGTTGGCTCCTGTTCGGATTCGTCTTTAGCAACCGGATTCTATCGAATCGGCTGCCGCCGCCGTCCTAACCTTCAACTACGCCCGGGACACCCTCTCGCTTACGCCGCGCATCCAGAACGTTTCGTCCGGAAGCCTCCGCAGCCGCCTACGCTGCCCACTGAGGTCTGGATTAACCCGCCACCCAACCCTGAATCCGGCCCACCAGATTCAGAGAAAAACACTCAATAAACTATGCCGGCTGGCGTCTCAAAGTCCTTGACAACTTCCGAGTTGTTGAAAACCTTAAAAGTGGAGACGAACCCACAGAAGCTTTGGAGACAGTCGCGCTACGCCCAAGGCAGCCATATGGCTCTGCACGAACCCCGCCCTTGGTACTGTTGTGCTATATTGTGCCTGGAACGAGCTTTGGAGAGCGAAATGGACAGCATGAACGGACAGCGCGGGAATGGCGGAACCCGCGATTCTCAGGCTGGTGTGCTGTCTGTTTTGCTGTCCATTTTGGCATCCAAACGGGTAGTATTGGATAGACAGCATGGACGGAATAGACTGGCACCTGGTCTAGGAAGTCTAATGGATTCAGCTAAATAGCTGATTTGACAGAAGGCGGGAGTAATTCAGTGGTAGAATGCCAGCTTCCCAAGCTGGACGTCGCGGGTTCGAGTCCCGTCTCCCGCTCCATCGTTTCAGCAAGTTAGCAGATCCCACAAAACCCTCGTTACCTCGTTTACCTCGAAAACCTCATTCGCCCTCGGAAGCGGCGGCAACCGCCTCTCCGGACTCCTCACGTTTCTTCAATGCGGATTCCAACTTCGCCACCGCCTCGCGGCGGCTTTCCAAGTCGGTCTTGGTGTACGTGTCGATGGCCACCCCGATTGCGTGCCCACGTTGATCGGCGGCCACCTTCGGGTCGATTCCCTCCTTGTGCCCCAGGCTGGCCTGCGTCCTCCGCAGCACCTGGAAGTTCACCCAGCCCAAGCCGACCTTCTCCAGCTTGTTCTGGAAGTTCCGCCGCAGGAAGTTATCGCGGGACATGTACGTCCCCTTCTCAGACGGAAACACCAGCGCCTCCGGGCTGATGTCGAACGAGATCTTGCGCCACTTTTCGATGTCGGCCACCAGGTCCGGAGGCAGCGCCGCTTCCCGCTTGCCCCGCTCCGTTTTCGGGTCGCCGGGCAGCCTGCGGTACACGCGCTCCATGATGTTCACCATCTCCGGGCCGACCCTGCCCCAGCGCAAAGCGAAGATCTCGCCCGGGCGCATCCCGACGAGACCGGCGAGCAGGAACACAACCCGCTCCCGGAGATCCAACACGGACAGCGCCAGTTGGAAATCCTCCTTGGTCATGAAGCGCTTCTCGATGGTGCGCGCCTCCTTCGGAGTCACCAGCGATCCAGCCGGATTGCCCTGGACCAGAGCATCGTCGGCGGCCATCTTGAACACAGCGTTCAGATCCCACCTCAGATGGCTGATCACGCTCTTGGATAACTTCCTGGACTTGCCGTCGAGGAACTGCTGGAGCCGGTCGCGGGTAAGGTCGCGGAGCTCGCTGTTCTCGAACGGCGGAAACAAATGTGCTTCGAAACGTTCTGTGGTTGTCGTGTCTGTAGAGTCCTTCCACTTCTTGCGGCGCTGCGGCAGAAACACGTTCATCACGTAGCTCTTGAAGTTCGTCGGCAGAGCCTGCCGGAATCCCGAACCCTCGTTGATGGGGCGCAGGATCTCCTGCAACTTGGCCAGCGCCGCGCCTTCCGTCATCTGCGCGCAGTGGCCCAGGACCTTGGTCTTCCCCCTTCCTTCTTCGTAGTATTTTCCAAGCCATACCCATCGGCGGCCATGCTTCACCTTCCGGACACAGCCGCGTTGAAATCGCTGTCGTCGCACGGATTGCCTTTCCGGCGTCGAAAGCGCTGTTTCCCGATTTGAATCGGATGGTACCACCTACCGCTCCTCACCCACGGCCACCAGTTCGGCGGACTCCACCTCCTGGACCCATTCCTCGAGCGACTCGCGTCGGAACACGACCCGCCGCCCCACACGAACCGTCGGAAGCGGCGGGATGCCCTGCACCTTGCCGTTGAGAATGTTGGAGAGGTGCGACTTTGAGCACCGCAAGAAGCTGGCGGCCTCGGCCAGAGTCAGAATGCGCGGCATGTTGGTTGGACCTTCCGACATCGTCATGGACCTTACCTCGAACCCCCTCAGTTATCCAGTTGGAAAAGGCCACTTCAAAAAGTTTGGAGTGGCCAGCAGCAAACGCTTCTGCCGACTACGCCGGGCCGGTCTGGCCGGTGGGCATTAGCAGGCAGTACACGGTGGTGACGCCGTTGCCGGCGGCGGCCGTCGCCACGCCCACCATGGGCTTGCTGCCCGTGGCAGCGGTTTTCGTCAATTTGGCCTGGCCGGAGTCCCAGTAAAGCTTGTCGCCTTGCGCGATCACGTCGGCGGTGATCTTGGGCAACTCGAACACGCCTTCCACCGTGACCTCCACGTCGGCGCCGGAGGCTGCATCGAAGGCGGCCACGCCATTGATGGAGCCGACCACCACCAACTGGCCGCTGGTGAAGTTCGCGGGCGCGGTGACCGTAATAGTGTTCCCTTCCTGTACGAAGTTCTTCATCGGTTCTAAATTCCTTTCGGGGTGATTACGATCTGGCGAGGCGACGTGGTGCCGCCGCCCGCCAGTTCGATTTCCTTGTTGATGGTTGTGAGGGCCGCCTGCATCTCCACGACGCTGCGGTACGTCATGGAGCGGCTCTCGAAATCCACCCGCAACGTGCCGCTGCCGATGGCGGTGATCAGGGCGTCACGCATGCCCTGGAGCTCGGTGAGAGAGAGGGCCATGCTTACGCTCCCGGATTCGCGTACACGCCACGGTAGTCCAGAGCGCCCGCGCCGAAGTCGAGGCGCGCACGGATCTGGAGGCCGTCGACTTCAAAGCCCGCGCGGGTCTCCACCTGGACGCCCTCGCTGCCCGCCAGATAGGCGTACTCGATGTTGGGGAATAGCACGGGATCGGCGGCAACGTACCAGCGGGTGGCCGACTTGGCATCCAGCCGCGGATCGACGATCAGGGTCAGCTTGCCGGCGAACGGATTCACGTTCGCGGCCTGTGCCGGGTAGATGCTGGCGAGGTACTTCTCGGCGGTCGTCTCCAACGCAGCAGGTACCACCAGGAACTTGGCAGCGACGTCGAGCGGCGTCTTGCCGTCGAGACCTTTCTGGGACCGCAGCGCCAGCCGAGCGGCGGCCAACGTGGTGTCCGAGATCGCGCCTCCGCTCGCGGCGAGGTTGCCGTGGGCGGTGTCGAACAACTTCTTGTTGTCCGACATCACCGGCCCGATGCCGTTGTTGGCGGTGATCAGGTCCACCAGGAACTGCGCCTCGAACTGCGCGGCCGCCGAGGCGAACAGCCGCCCGATGTCGGAGAACGCCGACAGGTTGTCGTTCACGATGGTCTGCCGGTTGATGCCGAAGATGCGGCCATAGGTGTCGAGCTTGTAGGACTCGCGGCCCTCGGCGATGGTGCCCGATTTGAACTCGCCGTTCTCGTTCACCTTCATGAGCGTTGGCGCCTGCCCAAGCTGGAGCGAGTAGCGGTTGCGGAAGTCAGGAATGGTGCTCTGGCGGCAGATCTGCTTGATAGCGGCGGGCGCGGCGGCCATCTGCTCCTGCAGCACTTTGTTGGCGACGTCACCCAACAACAGCGGGAAATCGCTGGTGCTGTGGAGAGCACGGTCCACGATGGCGGCGTCCGACAGCCCGATGGTCTCGATGCCTCGGAGCCGCAGGACCTCTTCCGCCTGCCTTACCATGCTGCGACCGATGAAGGGGCGCGCCGCTTCGCCCGCCTTGTGCGCCGGGTTGATCCTCATGTAGATCGCGTCGGCCATTGCGGCGCGCAGGAACATGGGATCGTCGTACCCGGTTGCCGTGGCGGCGGGCTGCGCCGTCCGGATTGGAGGACCGGCACGGCGCTTCAGAGTTTCGAAAGCCTCGGCGCGGGCCTGGTCCAGTGTCAGGTTGCGGGCGATCATGTCGTCGGCCTGGAGGCCGGCGATCTGGGCGATCACCCGGATTTCGTTTTCGTTGGTCTGCTCCATCATTTCTCCTCTCACCTTCGCTGCCGCGTCCGCGGGGATGGCGACGAAGGAGATCTCTTTCGGCGTCCAGCGGGTCGCGGTAATGGTGCGCACGCCGGTGGCGGCCTCCCTGTCCACGCGCCTTTGGTTGATCACGTAGCCGACGGAGACGCCGCGCAGGATGCCCTGGCGCACGTCGCTCATGACGGCGGCGGCCCGCTCGCTAAACCGGATCGTCGCGGTGCCGCGCTCGCCATCCACCTGGGCCGACTCCACCACGCCCAGCACGGCGTTCACGTCGGAGCGGTTATGGGAGTTGAGCACCGGGCCTCCGATCAATTCCGACAGGTCCACGGCCGCCTGGGTCATGTCGAGCCGTTCCTCGTAGGTGCCGTCGAGATCCATGCGCCGCACCGGGGCGTTGGTAGCGAACACTACTTCGACCGAGCGACGCTCCGGGTCGAACGTCGTAGAGTCCAGAGCCGCAGTGCGCGTAACGAGATCGGAATGGATCATAGGTTCCTCCTTGCGGCCTGTGGGCGCGGAGGCGACCACGGCGGCGCAGGCGGTGGCGGGGCCGGCGGGCCCGATGGGAACTTCGGAATGCGGTAGGTCATTCATGCTCCTTGGTTGAGGTCTCCAGAAATGCAAAACCCCGCCATGTTGGAGCGGGGTCCGGGTTGCATCTGGTGCATTGCACCAGATAGGTGTCTTTGGCCGACTGCGCAAGTTGCGCAGTGATGTTGACTATGGAAATTCCAGAGTCACTCACTGGGGAATTTCCCCAGTGCGGAGCTTCCGCAGTGGACATCCGAGGAATTTCCTCAGATACCAGTGGCGTTGCCCTGCTGCGTGACCCGGCGCGGGTCCGAGTCCACAACTATGCCGGCGGCATCGGCCGCCGCGTTGCCTGCCGCAATCTGCGCGTCCACCTCGGCCAGGTCAGAGCCGAGCGACGCTACAGCCATCTCGCGCGACATCAACCCGGCGCGGATGGCCCGCACCATGGCATCCACCTCGCGTTGCGGATCGGTCATCTGCATGGCGGGCGGCGCCCAGGAGATGTTCTCCATGTACTCCTGAACGCCGCCATCCAGAGGAGGCAGCGCCCCGCGAAGCACCTCGAGTTCGACCCAGCGCTGAAACACCGGGCGGCAAACCATGTGGATGAACTGCCATTGCAGGGCGTCGATGTACTTCCGGAATTCGATCAACCCCACGCGTGCCGAGCTGTAGCTCGTGTCGGATAGATCGCCGCTGACCACGTTGTAGGGCAATCCCAGGCCGCTGGCGATCAGCCGTAGTTGCGTCTTCGCGAAGTCCGAGTACCCCGCCGTCTCTGGCGGGTCGGAAAACTCCATGGACTCGCCGGGCGAAAGCCGTTGTACGGTGCCAGGCTCCAGGCTGGCGGTCCACGCCCCGTCCTCCGCTCTCGCCGCACCCAACGGATTCTCGTTGGGCGTTGTGATGAACGCGGTCAGCAGTGCGCCGGTCTTCTGCTTCACTATCGTGGCGCGGTCGAACTGGTCCATGTCATTCAGCCGCCCGAGGATCGCCAGCAACTCCGTCACGCCGCGAAGCTGGCCGGGCGTCTTCGGCCGGAAGATGTGCAACATCTCCGATGCCGGGATGCGGATGCTCCGCGGCAGCCGGCCGGGCTGCGCCGGATGCCACTCGTACATGTAGAAGGCAGAGCGGCGCGATCCTTCAAACTCGATCCCCGCGACGACGTTGTCCCTCGTGATCGTCGTGTCGATGAACTCTGCTGGCAGCACTTGGAGGCCGAGCGCTCCGTCGCCACCGGTGAGCATCCTGACGAAGACCTCACCATCGACAAACATTGTCCGGGCGGCGAGTGCCTGGAGTCCGTACCAGTTGAGCAACCCGTCCGCGTCGGCGGTGTCGTTCCAACTGTTCCAGCGCCGGAGCAGGTTCGTCTTGATGGTGCCGTCGCGGATCTTCGGAAGCAGTGTAATGCCCGGCCCGATCACGTTGTCGACGAACGCCTGCGTGGCACGTGCGGCCACGGCATTGTTGGCCACCAAGTACCGCGCCTGATTTCGAAGCAGCGGGCTCGGGGCAACACGGCTGTAATCCGGGACAGGGCTGTTCCACAAGCCGATGTTGCGCCGGTCGCGCGTGACGTCGGCGGCCGAACGGAGCGCCAGCTTCCGCTCGGTCGAGCGTGACTTGAAGAGCCAATTCAGCATTGGATTACCTCTTGACGAAGATGGTGACCACCACACCACCCTGGCCTGTCTTCGAGCGGGTCGGTTGTTGCGGCCAGGTCTTCGCGCCCTTGGCGACGGCATTCAGCTCAGCATCGCGCGGGATCTGGGCCGCCTCGCGGAAATCGGCAACCACTTGACGTTTCGAACCGAACGCCTCCGGCCTGTAGCGGACGCCATCGGGCTTCACGTACCGGATCCGGCTGTAGTTCCCCACGCCGACATAGCCGTTGAGAATGATCCTGGTGGCCACCTCGGCCCCGGAAGCGGACAGTTGTACTCTGCCCGAGAAGTCCACCACTTCGACCGGCGCTGTCTGCTGGCGCAGAATGGTCTCCAGTTGTTCTCCGGCAAATTGCATGGGCACACTTCTCCCGTCAGTGGGCTCCGGCTTTACCCGCGGGGCTTGGGCTTACGACTGCTATTGAGCGGCCTGCTCCTGAAGCATGCTCTCCACTTCGACAAGCACGGGATGAATAGTCCCCATGAGGTCGATGATCAGCATGACGGTGTCGCCCTTGGGAGGGCGCATCTGCGTCTTCTTGTCTTCGGCGAAGTCTTTCTTGCGGATCGTCCAAGGCCTTTGGGTGGTGTAAAACTTCCCGTCCTTGTCCTTGCCGATTGCGACCCAGAAGGATTCGTACTCGGGGAATTCGCCAGAGCGCTCGTTACTCAACCACTGCGCCGTATCCAGCGATTCCGCTTGAAACATCCGGTCGAAACCGTCTGCGATTTCGGCGGCCAGCGAGACAGGGAGACCCCACTCGGTAACGCGGCCCATCACCGTGAGCCAGATGATGTTCTTCAGGGAATAGAACCGCCGCTGGCCATGTCCAGGGTTCTTCTCCGATGCTGGGGTGAGGAGTCCGCGATTGACCCACGTCTGGATGGTAGGCATGTTGAGGCCGGTCGCCCGCATCACGTCGGAATTCACAAACTGGGGGGCGCTCAGGCTGATTTGCATCTGCGTCGCTCCGTCATATCAAGTAGCATATGCTATTTGCATGGTTCTTGTCAATGCGCAGTCTCGCGACGTTGGGGACGGCTAGATCGTCGTTTTAAATCAATGGCTTACGAATGGTGGAAGTTGTACGACGAGACTGACCGTGCCGGGCAGTCTCCACACCACACCCTCGTGTGGCTCCAGACGATCCGTTGTTACTCATAGTCTACAAATCCAGAACACGCCAGCTACGAGGATGAGGCTTGGCCTCGGAAAGCTCGGTTCTACGGACGTTGTCGGAACGTCTCAAGCACCACCGTGGCGAGAAAGGCTGGTCTCAGGAGGAGTTGGCCGAGCGCGCCTGCATCCATCGCACGTACCTGGCGGGGATCGAGGCGGCGCACCGGAATCCCTCCCTGCGGAGCGTCGTCAAACTCGCCAATGCTCTCCGTGTGCCGGTCGCGGCACTGTTCACGCCCCTCGGGCCAGAGCAGCGATGACATAGGGTGTGCCCGCCTGTTTCACATCGGCGACAACGCGCTCCTAAACTCCGTGTTATAATCGCGGCGTTCTACAGACACAACCACAAGCGCCGTCCTGAGCCGGAGGTGAACGATGTCGGACTACCGCAAGGGCTACGTCCCCTATCTCCCTTCCGCGTCCTTGTGTGCGCATTTCGGGACGGGCACGCGCGGGCCCAATCGATCTCTTCTTTCTTTCATCAAGGAGCCAACATGTTCTGCAAGTCCTGCGGCAGGGCGCTAGCGGAGAACCTGCGATTCTGCGACAACTGCGGCACCGATGTGAACGACGGCGGCTCAGGCGCCGCAACGCCGATTGCCCAGCAGCTCCGGAGCGAAGTCAAGGCCCGGTCGCTTGATGCCTGGCAAGGCGTCAAGCTGTTTGCCAAGAGTCCAGTAGGCGGCCTGCCGGAATCGTTCGCTCTGTTCGATGACCGGCGCGCCATTCAGGTTGGCATCGTCTTTGCCATCGCATACGAGGTTGCGGTTCTGTTGGGCGCTCTCATCTTCAAGTCGAGAACCGAGGCTCTGCTTGGCGGCATCATTCCGATCGGCCAACTCATGGGCGACCTGACGGTCAAGCAGTTGTTCAAGGTACTCTTTCTCGGGCTGGTCCCATTTGCGAGCCTGATCGGCGCGTGCGCCTTGGCGCGTGCGGTCTTCCGCGGTACAGGGCGAATCGCCGGCGATGTGTACACCGCGGGCGCTGTACTTCTGCCGACGGGGCTGCTGGTCCTGTTGGCGTCACTTCTCGGCGCGGCGAATTTCGAAGTCATCGCGATCCTCTTCCTATTCGCCCTTACGTATTCGATTCTCATCCTCTATGCCGGTTGCTCCCGCGTTGGAGGCGTTTCCGAAGCCGGAGCGGCTCCGGCGGTTCCCATCATCCTACTGTTGAGCGCTTGGATTACCAAGATTCTTGTTACGGCCGTTTGGTAAGACCCGACGAAAGGCGACGACCCATGCGATGCAAATGCGGATTCGAAAACGCTCCGGACGCCAAGTTTTGCGGCAGTTGCAGTGCCCCGCTCGTACTCGGTGAGCACGGGACCGGCACCCCGACGGAGTCAGCAGCCCCACTCCAGATACCCGCATCTGGGGACAAGGTGCCCCGCTCGCGATCAATCACTCGAGCTCAGGCCGCAATCGTGGCGGCCTTGGTCGTTCTCGCTGGTGCTGGGTACTGGTGGTTCAATCGACCAGCGGGAAGATACAAGGTGGACAACAGCGGTCTCTATCCCATCAATGTTGGCGGCAAGTACGGCTACATGGACCGCTCCGGAAAGACTGTCATCGCGCCGCAGTTCGACAAAGCGTCTGGCTTCTCGGAAGGGCGGGCCCACATCCGTGTCGGAAGTAAGTCGGGCTACATCAATACGAAAGGCGCGATCGTTATCAATCCGCAATTTGATGACGCGATGCAGTTCCAACAGGGGCGCGCCGCCGTCAAGCTATGCTGTGGCCTTTGGCAACAGACGAGTGGGAAGGACACGTTTGGGTTCATCGATAAGGATGGCAAATTCATCAGCAGCCCTACGTTCTTGTGGGTGGGTTCATTTTCCGAAGGCTTTGCGCCCGTCAAGACCGCAAACGGTACGTTGGCATTTGTCGATCGCGACGGAAAGGTCGTCCCTGCGCTATCTGGCAAGTTCGAGATGCTCTTTAGTTCCGGCTTCGTCTCGGGGCTTGCAGCAGTACGGTCTGAAGGGAAGTTCGGGTTCATTGGCACTGACGGCAAATGGGTCATTGATCCCCAATTCGAGGCAGTGGGCACCTTCGCTGACGGGCTTGCCGCGGTTCGTGTCGGAGGAAAATCCGGTTTCATCGACCGGAAGGGCAAATTCGTCATCAATCCGCAGTACGACTGGTGCGATGACTTCTACGAAGGATTCGCACTGGTGAAAAGCAGCTGGGCATTCAGCTTCATCGACACCAAAGGGCAGGCCATTGGAGATGGAAAGTACTCGGCAGCTAGTCACTTTAGCGATGGGTTGGCAGCGGTGAAGACTGTGGAGGGTTGGGGATTTATCGACCGCACGGGCAAGATGGTGGTGAGTCCCCAGTTCGATGCTGCGGATCCATTTCAGGACGGATTGGCGCGCGTGACAGCAGCCAGCAAAGAAGCCTATATTACTAAAGCTGGAGCGTTCGCGGTGGACCCGTTCCCAGGGCGAGCTGGCATCCCCGCGCATCCCGTACAAGAACTCTGGACCGGCACACCTCCCGACGGACTGTTGACTTACCGGCAGCGTTTTATCCTGATCCGTGAGGGCACTCAGATTCGTGGGTATACCTACTACTACTTCGGTAGAGCCAATCACCCGCTCGAGATAAAAGGACAAACGGCGCAGGACGGATCGTTCAGTATGACGGATCAAATCGGGACCACATGGAAGGGGCGGTTTGCCTCTTCGATGCTGATTTCTGGCACCCAGGTGAATCCGCAGGGTTCCGTGAAGGAATTCCCGGTGCGGCTGCGCCTAACACGCGACGCGACCGCCGGGGAGTCGGAGCCGCCGCCGGCGACCAGTTCGGACTGGGGAGTCTTTCTTTCCACTTTCAAGGACACCGCACAACGGCGGGATTTTGGAGCGCTATCGCGCATGATGGCGCGGAACCTAACGATTGGTGATAGAGATTTCCTCTCGCCAGACGAAGCGCGTCCCCTGCTGAGGTGGGATCAGTTGAACAGCGCACTGTCTCGGGGAGTGGAGGCGTCAAGCAGCACACCCTGGGGTAGCGCCTTGCGCACAATTCTGGACGAACACCCTTGCCTCGGTTGTCGCTACCAGGTCATGCTCATTTTTGGCCAAGACGGGGGCGGCCAGTGGCGTATGGCCGGAATCGGTTATCCGGGTGACTGAGCTTGCACTGCGTTCCAGGAGCCACCATGTATAATCCTCTTCTCTCTACGCGCCTCTGGATCTTGCTCATAATCCTCTTGGCCTTGGCAGCCTGTTGGATTCCCGAGAATTTTGACACTAAGATCACCATCAACAAAGACGGAAGCTACCTGTTCGTCTACGATGGCACCTTGACATTCGGATTGGCGCTTGCGGCCGCACAACAAGGCGCACTCAGCGCAAGTGACGAAGCCGGATTTCGGAAGAAGGGGGAAAAGCTCCGGCGGGAACGGGGATTTAAGAGAGTCGACTACCAGGGCAAGGGGAGGTACAGGGTTCTTTTTGAAAAGGCTGGCAGCCGCGGAGAAGCATTTTATTTCCTCTCCCAGGAAATGAAGTTGTTTGCGATTCTTCCTCAGGCGGATCGCACCGTCACCGTCACGGCCGTCCGACCGAGCCAGGAGGACATTCAGAAATTCAATTCAATCGGTGCGAAGATAGCGGGAACCTTGAGTGTGTCGGTCGCGAACGGCGTCCAGGTTGTCAGGCACAACGCAGAGAGCGAGCCAACCTTGTTCGGCTTGCTCGGTGCCTACAGATGGCAAATCAAGTCCCCGAACGCCGACCCCGTGATTGTAGTCAAGCCCGTATCCTAGGGGTTCACTCCATGCCTTCACCGCAACTGGTTGTCAAGCACGAGTCCGAGGGAACATGAAACTCGAGAAAACAAGACATAACACGCTGAGGCTATCCTTCCCACTCCTATTTACGCGGCTGACTCCCGCCTGTCTGCCGGCCGTGGCTCTGGCGCAGCGGCGCAGCGGCCCGAGCGACACGGAAGCGTGCGCCGCCTGCGGGACTTGCGCGGGCGGGATGATCATCGTCCCGCTGGTCATCATCGCTCTGAACATCGCTCTGTTGGTCTGGGTCGCGCGCGACGCCAAGTCGCGCGGCATGGACAGCTCGGTGCTCTGGATGATTTTAGTCATGGTGACGAGCGTGATCGGACTGATCATTTACCTCTTCTCCAGGCCGCAGGGAAACCTGGTTCGATGCGCAAGCTGTAATAACCAACGGCTGCAAGCAAGCGCCAGATGTCCGCATTGCGGCAACGCCTGAAACGTCCTGAGACGTACCTGGCGACGGTGGGCGTTCTCGTGGCGCTGGCCGCGCTCGATTCCTGCCGCCGCCCGGCCAGCCAGGTTACGGTGCGTCTCTACGTTGGCGTCGTCCGTGTGTACCAGGCGCTCGGACGACCCCTGCTTGAGGGGTGGATCCAGTGCCGCTACCGACCGACCTGCTCCGATTTCTCGATCCTAGCCGTGCGCGAGCATGGCATCAGGCGCGGGCTAACGCTGACGGTCGCCCGCATCCGGGCCTGCACCAGGCAAGTACCGATTGGGACGTATTCCCCGCGGCGTTGAGATACCGGCCGGTGTGATCGCGAACTACCGCTCGACGGGGCCGCCGGCGCGTGACGTGCTCATGGTGGCATCCCGAATCACCACGAGAAGCCCAGGCCAGTCTGCCTCGCTGAACCGATCGATTCCCAGCATCACCGATTGATGGATCTTCAGGCGGTTTGGCTGGCGCAGCCGGACAATGAGGATGCCGGAGTGGCAGTCGGCACGGTACTCCGTGAAGCCTTTGTCGGTTGTGATCAGCAGGCGGCGTTCCCGAAGAGCTATGTCCCAGAGGCCGGCATCCGCCAGACCCTCATCGGCGGTCCCTCGGATGTCTTTGACGTCGTGGCCAAGTTCGCGGAGGCGGTCCGCGGTCATGCGCGGGATGTTCTCGTCAACGAGGACCCGCATCCGTCAGCGGCCGGCGGCCGGTAGCGGGGTGACTTGCTCCTCGGCCAACTCGGCCGCGTAGTCCAGGCAAGCCATTATGTCCGCGCGGTCCAGCGAAGGATACTCGGCCAGCAGGTCCTCCACGGTGTCGCCATTCGCCAGCATGCGGACGATCTGGTGGACGGGAATCCGCGTACCCTTTACGCACGCCTGCCCGTGGCAGATGGTCGGGTCGATGGATATCCTCTCAAACGGCACCTTAGGGGCCTCCACAACCAGTTTACTCCAAGGCGACCTTTAATCCTGCATCCACCGGCTGCGCGCCACGCGGCTTGCCGCCGGCGGGTGCGCATTCGCAGCGAGAGTCTGGAGCCGTTCGACCTCCCGGTCGAGGGACAGTCCCATCGAGATGAGTGCCTGGAGCGCGGCGAAGGCGTAGACGCGGCAGTCGAGGGCCTCGCCGCGCGTACCTCTCTTCCGCCGCCACTCACGCACCGGCGCGCCGCGCGAGTAGGTCGTCACCAGGACCTCGGACAACAGTTGCTCGAAGTACTCATGGCTCCGATCCGCCGGGAAGTGACAGAAGCCGGGCGAGGGCTCGACAATCTTCAGGCGTCCGTAGACCGTCGACTTGGCGCTGTCCACGCCTACGGTGTAAAGCAACGTCCCGTTCTTGCGGCTCGGCCGCTTGGGCCAGACCGGCAACGGTCCGGCCTTGCCCTTAATCGCGAAGACCCGTTGGTGGAATCGACCGCGCGCAAATTCGTAGACCTGCTGGGTGTGAAAGCCAGAGTCGATACAGCAGGCGGAAATCGGCAAAATGTTGCCGTTTTCGTGATCCCAGTGACGCAGGAGATGCTCGTCGAGTTCGGCCCACACGGCCCCGCCGGTGGGATCGCCGGGAATGACCCGGTACTCGATGCCCCAGGATTCTTCGCCGCGACCCCAACCTACCAGTTCCACTTCGAGCCGGTCGGCTTGCACGTCCACACCGCACGTCAACAACACCACGCCCGCAGGCAGCTTCGGCCCGTAGTGCTCGCGGCGCGCCTGTAGGGTGGCCAGATCCACCGAGGTGTGCGCTTCGTCGTCCCATGGCTCACCCAGCGCGGTGTTGATGAACGTGCGCAGCGTCTCCGGACTCTCCTTCGCTTCCAGAAACTCAGTGGCGGTCTCGCCCCACTCCTTCCATGGCGAGTACAACTGGTTGATCCAGAAGCCGGCGACCTTCGAGTCTGGATTTGCCGGCCGCCACTCACCGCGCGCCAGCATCCAGGGCTTCTTGAACGCCGGGATGAGGACGGCGCAGTGCCCGCAGAGATACGCCGCGCCCGCCGGATCAGCGTCTGGCCACTCTACGCTCGGCCAGCGAAGGATCTGGAAGTGCCCACACTCTGGGCACGGCACCCAGTAGCTCTGCCGGTTCGATTTCAGCCAGGCAGCCTCCACGCGCGATGCGGCCTTCACGGTCGGCGAGGAGACCATCACGATCTTCCGATTCCAGAACGTGGCCGTGCGCTTGATAGCCAGCGCCACCGGGTCGCCTTCCGTACCGGCGCTCGCCGGGTAACGGTCCACCTCGTCGAGAAGGACGTACCGGATTGGACGGGCGGCGAGGCCTGCCGCGGAGTTCGCGCCGGCGATGGTGATGTGGCCTCCGGGGAAACGTTTGTGGAGGGTCGTGTTGTTGGCGTCGCGAGTCCGGACGTCCGACACCCTACCGCGCAAGCACGGGGTGTCACGCAGCATGGGCGCCAGACGGTCCTTGGACCACGACTTGCCATCCTCGACGCGCGGCTGCACCACGAGCAGCGGCCCCGGGTCACGGTCCACGATGTAGCCGACGAAGTTGTTGAGGATCTCGGTCTTACCGATCTGCGAACTGCTCATGACCACGACCCGCTCGTACGGGCTATAGGGAGAGAGCGCATCCATTATGGCCCGCTGGTAGGGCGCGCGGTCCGTGCGCCAATCGCCGCGCTCAGCCGACGCCTCCGACGACAGGCGCCGGTTCTGGTCAGCCCATTCGGAGACGGTCTGGCGCGGGGGCGGCTCGAGCGAATCCGCAAAGCCGGCCACGCACACCTCAAGCCCCATGGCGGATGTCCTCGGCGAGTCCCTTCAGGATGACCGTCACCTCGGCGTCGAGGATCTCGCGGACCCGGCGCACGTCAGTCTCGGCGGCCAGTTGCGGCGCGAGCTTGCTGGCGATTCCGAGTACGCGATCACGAATCTGCCGACCCAGCGTGTACCACTTGATGCTGACCTCGTCGGCCGGGACGAGCTTCCCGATCCGCGTCTCGTACTCCAGCTTCTTCAGCTTCGCGGAGAACACTTCGCGCGCCAGCCGGGCCTGCGCAAACGTGGTCGGCTGCTGGCCGGCGGGCGCCTCGTCGGGCTTGTCATCCAGCACGGCGTCCGACGCGGCGGCATCCACCATGCGCCCGCGCATGACCAGGATGCCCGCCTTCGCCAGTTTGCCGATGTACTGCGGGCTCTTGCCTCGGTGTCGGGCGTACTGCGCCTGTGTCATCAGAATCGGATTTGTGCTCATGGTGGTTGTGCAACGGTGAATGGATCATCTTGCGGATTCCGCAAGCTGGCCTGCCTGAGATGCCCGACCTATCAACCTGTAAACCTGTTCTCCGGCCTGCCGCTGGCCAAAGCGTGCCATCGTTTCACCCGCCGCCCGGCTCGCCGAAGGGGTCCCGACGCCGCCGGTCCCCAGGAGGCGGTGGCGACGGCGAATCCTATCCCCGCAACCTAACTTCATGAAAACACGGACTCTGCGGGGAAAGCGGGGATAGCTCCCGGTCCATCCAATTCCCGGCGTGTTTGTAATGCGTGCAATGTGTACGTGCCACGCGATATTCATTCCTTCAGGCGCGTATGGGTTGGGTCTTATCCCCGCTATCCCCGCAGTCCTCGTGTTTTCATAGAGATAACCTGCGGGGATAGCCATTTCCTTTCCCCGCAGATTGGCGGGGATAGCGCGGATTTCAGTCATTCAGCACCACTTTCCAGCGCGCGACTTTGCCGTGGCGGTCGTGAACGTCGCGCTCGATCCGCACCTGGGAGTCGCCGTAGCGGCGGCCGAGGCGTTCGCCCAACGCGAAGCCGAGGCGCTGCTTGAAGAAGCCTTCGCGGTCCATGGCCTGCGCGATGAAGTCCGGCAGCGCCGCCCGCAGTCCCTCGGCGCGGTCGGACAACTGGCTCTGCCTGGTGGTCTCGTTCCAAGTGCGGTCGTTCATCCGCTCCCACACCTGGGAAACAATAAACGGCTCGCTGTAGAACACCGTGTCGAGCGTCTTGAGGAACGCCTCCCACTGCACGGTGTCGATGTCGGCCTGTTCGTACAACTGGTCGGAGTTGGCCAGGAACCCGTCGATGCCGGCGCGCTGAAGGATGCCGCCGATAATCACGGACCAGTCCTCGAAGCTGCCGACGGGAGTGATGTTCGGCTCCGGACGCCCGGCCACGAACCAGGCCCGCGCCAGCGTGAGCAGCGCCGCCAGCAATTCGCCGCGATGCTTGAGAACGTATTCCTTCAGGCGCTTATGCTTGAATCCAGTGCGTTGGAACGGCTTCGAGCACTTCGCGTCCATGCGAATCCAGTAGCAGCGCCGCGGCATGTCGCCGCCGAGTTGGATATTGTTACCCGTGACGATCCAGGCGCATCGGACGGGCAGGTTGAGCGTCTGGGACTGGCCCAGGATGCGGTCGCCGTGGGTGGTCTCGGTCAACGCTTTGCAGAGGTCGCCCGAATCCAGGCGGTAATTGACGTTGTCGATCACCACCACGGTGGAGCCTTCGCGCAGGACCGAGGTCAACTGCTTCCGCCATTCCTCCGCATCGCGGGGCGCGGAAAACAGCGCGCCTTCCCGCCCGCTGGTGATCAGGGAGACCACCTCGGATAGCAGCGTTTTGCCTGTGCCCTGCGTGGTGGCGTCGTACAGAGCCAGCGGGGTCGGCCCCTTGATCGCGGGGCGGCACACCGGCGTGAGCATGGAGGCGATGGCGTTCACGCGGCTCGATTCGTCCACGAAGGGGAAGTCCGCGATCACTTCGGAGATCATGTCCACCGCCACGTCGATGTGGTCGGCGGTGGGGTGCTCCGGGATCTCCGGAAGGTGCAGGCCGTCTTCCGGCGCGTAGAAGAGGTGGCTCTGTTCGTCATAGCCGGGTTCGGTGATGATGGTGCCGTCCTCACGAAGGGCGGGCGCTTCGATGATGCCCTGGAGCGCCGGGAAACCCCATTCCAGAGGCGGCAGTGCCAGCAGGTCCTTGACCACGTCCATCGGAGGCGGGCAGTTCCGGAAGCCTTCCGCGCCGATTTCGTAGTAGTCGGCGGAGCGGGTCAGGCGGTTGCGGATGACGCGGTCGGTGGCTTCGGCGATGATGTGGCGGCCACTCTCTTCCTTGTGAACGCAGACGGGCTTGCCTGCGCGGATGAACAGCGCGGGCGTGGCGTTGTAGACCTGCAACGCGGCCAGGCTATCGCGCGTCACGTCGCGCAGTTGGCGGTTGGTGGCCTGGATGTTGGGCAGCCCGCTTCCAGATGGCTGCGGCTCGTGTTCCTCGGCTTTGCGCCGCGACCGCTTCGGCATGCCCAGCACGACGGGGCTCTTGATCTTGCCGCGATGGTTGCACTGGCCGCAGTAGTCGCCGCGCCCGAGGTCGCCATCCACGAAGGCGCAGGTCGTAGGTCCGGAGGCTCCCATCGCCTGCTTCAGTTTCTCCGCCGTCTCCACCTCGCTGTACTTCGGATACGGCTTGCTCAGGTCGTGCGCGATGACGGAGCCCTCCCGGCAACGGCCCACGACGGAGAGCATGCGGTACCACTCGGGCTCCGGGAGCGTGGCGGCATCATCTTTGCAGTGGCGCATCCACGGGCAGCCGGCGAGCACGCGGAGGAAGTCGGCCTTCGGCTCCTCTGGCGCGGGGCCCTGGACATGAGCTTTCAATTCCGGATCGGCTTCAAGCTCCAGGAACTCCTCGAAGTCGGACGGGTTGTAGCGGCGGCCACCGTCGATAACTTCGTAGCGGACCAGGACGGGATCGGCCTGCTTCCTGTTGTAGGTGCCAGGCAGGCGCAGCAGGCGGCAAAGGTCGGCGGTGCCGTCCATGGTCCAGCCGTGGTCAAGTGCGAAGCCCTGAAGGAAGCGCTGGAACGCCTTGGACAACTTCTTCGCCTTCCGGCGTTCCTTCTCATCTTCGAACTGCCAGGGTTCGCGGAATAGCCAGTAGGGTTGCAGGCCGCCGCCGGTGTACACCACCACCGTGGGCTTGAACGGGACTGCGGCGATGATGCTCCAGGCTTCCTCGGCGGTAGGAGGCAGCGCCAGCGCCGCATGGTTCGGTCCCAAAATGTCGATGTCGGCCCAGAAGCCCGGCAGCGCCACAACGCCAGCTTCCTTGCCGCGGCCCTTCTCGGGGCGCGCACCCTGCACGCCGATAGCGAAGTAGACGTTGTGCTCAAGGCGAACGTGCATGGCGGTGGAGGCGGCGTCGTGCTGCCAGCCGTCGCGACACAGGTGCACGAAGTACGACACCATGGTGGGCTTGGAGAACAGCGCCACGATGCCCGACTCCTGACCCGCGAACACGCTGTTTAGGAAGGTGGCGGCGGTGCGCGCATCCTGGGTTTCTGCCGCGTTGATGGGGACGACCGCGTTCATCCGCTCACCTCCATGTTGAAATCGACCCAGGCGTCGAACAGTTCGTCGAAGTCGTCGCCGTCGTCATCCTCGGCAACGATGACCTGATCTTCGCCGTCATTCACCTGGGGAGATTCCGCGGGTTCCTCAACCTGCCCGCGTTGCTCGCGCAAACGGCGCAGTGCCGCCAGGCAGTACGGGAGCTCGCTCACAGGACACCTCCGAGGGCGCGGCGGATGGTGGGACGCTGGAGGCGCATCATCTCCATGGCGGTGGTGGTGACGTCGGGATCGCGGGCGACCTTCGGGTCGGACAGAGCTACCAGGTAGTCGATAACCCGCTGGGTGGTCGCGCTCGCGGCCGGCGGTTTCTGCTTTGCGCGCCGGCTGGGTTCGGATACACTGATCTTGTAAGAGTTCAAGATTCACCTCACGGCGCCGCCTTGCACGCGGCGCTTTTCATTTGCCGGTTATGGTTTGTGAGGTGAGGTTTTCAGATAGAAATGAGGGATGATCGCCGTTACCTCGATTACCTCGGTAACCGGGACGGCGAAAGATGAGGGCAGAAAATAAAAGACTTACTGAACCGGGAAACAGCGCCTTCGACGCCTAAGTCTTTATTATTCAATCGAGATCCGTTTTCCCAAGCTGGACGTCGCCGGTTCGACCCCGGTCTCCCGCTCCAACTTTTCAACGACTTAGCGTCCACTGCTTCCAAGGCCTGCTCCAAAATGCTCCAAAACCCCCTCTCAGGGGTCGCAACCCTTCTCGCTAGTTCACTGGAAGGGCATTCTCTAGCGCGTCCACTGCGGTCTTTCTTCTTGCGATAGAAGCCCTTGTGTAGACGTTTTGATTCACGTCAACAGTGTGTCCGAGCTGGTCGGCGACAAGCTTCGGATCGTCATGGATCTCGTTCATGAGGAGCGTGTCCCGAAGCTAGTTGAAGGTTAGGACGGCGGGTAACCTCATCTTACGCTACCTTCCTCACTTTGGAAACTGAATTGTCGACCTCGGTCTTCCGGCCGAGAATGCCGGCCAGAGTCCAGA